AACATCATCCAAATATCTTAATTTAGTTTCTCCACCCCCACCTAATGTGGAGAGTTGTTGTTGAATACGAGAAAGGAAAGTGCTGTAATGTTTTTGTAAATCATCAAGTGTTGCGAACTTTTGATCCAGTGGAGTAATTGGGTCTTGTTGAACTTTAACATCACTTGGTTCGGCAAGAAGACCTAATGATTTTTCAATCAGTTCTTCTTTGGGTTCTTCAAGTTCTTCCTTATGGTCTTCCAATACCTCAAGGACTTCATCCAAAGATTTTTCAATTACATCTTCAATAATTTGTTCTTGTTCTTTGGTTGTCTCTGAATACAACCATTTCTCAAATGCCTTGACTGTTTTTTGTTCTTGTACCTTTTTCTTTTTGGTTTCTTTTTTTAAGACAGCAACTTCTTCAAAAAGAGAATCTAATCCTAAGTCTCCAACTACCGAATCAAATTCTTCTTTTTTCTGTTTTTTGTCTTCTGCTAATAATTTAAAAAAATCATTCAAGTCTTGAGACATACTAACAATTCCACTTCCTTAATGATAATGCTTTTCTGGTTGGACGACCCTTTTCATCTTTCATAGGACCAGGCATTCCCCCCATACGGGCACAGAAAGACTTTCTGCGATTTGCTGATTTTGATCCCGGTTTTAATTTTGATGGTTTTGTTGTAACCGCAGTTTGTAATTTTGAACCAGGATTTTCTCTTCTATATGATGCAACTCCCTTGGCATTTAAACCACCTTCTGGATTCTTTCCCTCTTTTCTTTGCCAAGCAGGTGATGCTTCTGCCATAAAAGATTCAAAAGATTTCCCTTCTTTGGGAACACAGTTTGGAACCATTTTTTTACCTTTCTTTTTCATACCTTTTTGAGTATAACCATCCCAACAATCTTCTGATTTTGTGCCCCAACTATCAGCACCAACTTTACGACATTTAACTAATGCTCCGGATGCATATGCACTAGGCCAAACATCGTAACGAGATTTTACTTTATTATAACAAGCATCTTTTTTGCCACTATTTTTTCCAGATTTATCTTTTACTTCCTGGAGATCTACTTCTTCTGTTCTAACATTCGTTGGTTTTGCCCCACCAGTTTTTTCTGGTTGATTTGAGTCAAGTCTATTTTTCCTTCTTCTTGCTGTTTCTTCTTCGTCTTTTGAAAGTGTTCTTTTCATTTTAGAACTACCACACTTTGGAGTAGAAGTCTGTCCCGGTTGTCTAGCACAAGGTTTACCTGAAAACTTTCCACCCAATTGGACCCAACCCTTTTTTCCATCTGATGATTTTGATTTGCCAAACCAATCATGAAGACCTTGATCTCCAGACTTGGATTCTTCCTTTACCAAAGGTTCTGGTTTAATCAAATCAATAATTTCAATAAAAGTATTTCCATTTGCATCTTCAATAGTTACATCCTCATTTGCTGGATGAGGTCTATTAGTATTATATTTTGTTTGGTTTTGAGTTAAAATTTCTTGAGGTTTAGTATACTTGTCCCACATTTCTGGACCATAAGAACATTCATTCCTAGTTTCAACTTTGCGGCACAATTTGCAGAACTTTTGAGTTTCCATTTCTTCCTTCATTTTTTGGTCTTTGATCCAGGAATCTGGAGTTTTGTTGTTTCTACTTACAAATTTATTATGAAGTTGCTTCGCACTCATACCTCTTTTTTTCATGATGCGTCTCATCAAATTATCTACAGAATCATATGAAGCATCTTCCAGTTCCGTAAGACCCCTTTGAAGGTCCATTACAGCATCTTCTTTTACATCCTTAAATTTCTTATGTTCTTTTTTGGCATCTGCTTCCATTTTCTTTAAACGAGTATAATAATCCGGAATCTCATCTAAATGTTGTAAGGCAATCTCGACAGCAAGTTTTTGATTGTTTGTGTGCTCGTGTTCAATAGGAGCACCCATATCAAGTTGCTTTTGGATATCTGAGACATCCATACGATGCTTCTTAGCAATTTGCTCTACAGTTTTATATGATTTCAGTTGCTCGTTCATTACTTGTAAAGACTAATCTTTACTATTTAGAAAACCTTGCTTAAGTATTTTTGAAAGTTCAGATGTCGAACCAACGAACAGAGCATTATTTGTCACACTACTTGGTGATTTTACAGTATCTTCTTCAACATCCTTGAGTTTCTTCTGCAAATCAATTAATTTATCAGTCGTATCAGCAACACTCTTAATTAATTGTCCGGCAACTTCATATGCTCTTGGAGAACCACCTTCACCGGCAAGTTCCATAATTCCATTAATTGCCTCCTGACCCTTCTCAATTAATGAATATAGATTTGCTCTTGTATATTCATAATCTTTTCTAATATCATTATCTACTGGTTTTGCAACTTGAATTTCAGACGATTTTACATCAACACTCACAATATTACTTTCAGTATTAAGTGCCTTATCTATTGAATCATAATTTGACATAATTTACCTATCAAAGATCAATTTGTTGAGTTGGACTATATGACTTAGAATCTTGGAAGAAATCTAATGTCTCACTAAATCCAAAATCATCTGCAGGACCAGCATTAATTGGATCTGGAACCACAGTATATCTCATCTCTCTCTTGGCAGTTGTCGTATTTGTGTCTGAATAATAATCAACCTGAACCTTACGAATGAGTCCATCTGTACTATCCGCAATTGGACCAAACAAATATGTTTTAGCAGTAAAGTTTAAGGTATAAATTATTGCTCTTCTGGTGGAAAAATCTCCCTCATAATCATCCTGAAATGATACATTATCCAAATTCAGAGGAATGTCTCTTTTTTCTCCGATGGAATCTATAAGATCAACCGTTAAAGTAAATGCTGGTTGAAAATATGGAAGAATTTGTTCGACAATTTGTAAAGCATCATCATTCAATTTGCATAATATGTTTAGTTCAAATCCAATATTATAAGGAACTGGCATATAAACTTTTTTTATGTTTACTCCATCCGATGCCTTAAAAGTTTGTGTAACTCCAGATTTCCTGGTTGCATCATATTGAATAGAAGTCATCTCAAATGACATTCTTGGCAATCTAATCTGTATTGGTTTGTTTAATTCTGGTTGCTGTTCAATTCTTGCAAGGAATTTTTGCATAGGACCATATGCAAGGGGGACTCTCATATCACTAATTACATCATCTGCAGCATCTTGGTGTTTGATGTGAATTTGATTGAAAATTGTTCCGAAAGCAATAATTGTCTTTCTTATAATTTGATTATAGTAATAAGTTCCTAACATTAATATGTACCAAAAGGATTTGATTCTGAAAAATCTATGATAAGATCTGCTTCTTCCTCAATTTGATCATTTTCTTGATATTTATCATATAATGCTATCATATCATGATTTTTAATTGCATATGTTGCTCCAGATGCGGACCCTACAACGAGTTCTCCTGGATAGAAATTGCCACTATTGATAGATATTTCCAGAATATTCGTATCTTTATCCCAAGATTTAACCCTTGCAACAGTTCCTGATCTGGATCCAACTACTTCCTCATTAAAACGGAAAGTCCCAATACCAGAAGCAATTGGTGGGGAATCTACAGTAATTGTTGGTGCCACAGTAAATCCTGCTCCAGCATTTGAAAGGTATATTCCAGTAACAACCGAGTTTTGAATCTTTGCAAATGCCGAAGCTGCAATTCCTGGTCCAGTGGTTGGATTACTAATTGAAATAATTGGTGGAACGGCATATCCAGTTCCACTACTCCCAATACTAATAATCCTTACTCCATTATATGCAGTTTGTATTCCACAAGTTGCTGCAGCCCCAGATCCTCCACCACCACTGATTGTAACTAATGGTGTAGAAGAATACCCTGCACCAGCATTTGTTAAAACTATATCTTTAATTGAATAAACTCCACCAACACTAGTAGTAATAGCAACAGCACTTGCAGTTATACCACCTGAGGGAGCAGTAGATATCCCAACAATTGGAGTCGAAGTATATCCAGAACCGTCATTAGTTAAATATATTTTTTGTACATATCCAGTAGATAATGTTGCAGTAGCATTTGCAGGTGAACCAGATGATATTAATTGCAGAGATGTAATATACCCTTGATTTTCTAATGTTTGATCAACTTCATCAATAGATGTATCAATAACTTCATCTTCATATTCAAACAACTCACATTGAAGTTCATAAACATAAAGTTTTCCGAGTTGATAAAATGGTTTTTCATGCTCCACAAACTTAACTTCAAATAATCTTTGCCCTAATGGAAAATAAATTAGGTCTCCTTCCTTAGGTCTAGATGTAAGTTCTAAATCATCCTCACCAATAGCAACCAAAAATGGAGTAATAAAATCTTCAAATCTTTCTCTAGAAATAACTAAATTTAAATCATCTCTAAGACTCATTCCAAATTTTGTTAAAATATCCCCAGATCCAGTATGTCCCTCATAACTATTCACATATGCCTCAAGTAAAAAATTATCATCAAATTTTGATGATTGAATTTCCTTTAAAATAGTTTGTTTTCTTACAAATTTTCTAGGAATATAAACTATTTCAACTCCATAAATTTTAAGCTGCTCATTAATTAACTCTTGAATGAGTCTTTGTTCTCCTGGAGATCCTTGTAAGAAAAAGGGGTTAAGTGCCATTATCCAATAAAATCGTAAGGTGGTAATTCGTAATCCATAGACATTCTTTCTATTAATGTCACCAATTCTCTTTCAGCATCCTCATAGATTTCTCTACCATTTAATTCAATTCCACCAGGAAGTTTTACTCCTCTAAATTTAATGAGATTTTGTCCCCATTGCCTCTTAATTAAAGATGTCAAATATTTTTTAAGAAAACTATCGTTATAAACTTTAGTAAAATCATTAGGGTCCAAAATTCTATAGCAATCAATAATAAGAAAGTTATCTACTTTTTGTTGAGACCAGTCAATATCCAAATACATTCTATTTTGTCTTTTATTAAATCTAATTTGTTTATCGGTTTTTAATAGAAAATCAATATCCTCCAAATATGATTTGACCATAGCATACTGGAGAAGTTCAACAGAATTGAAATAGTAAAGATCATTCAAAAATAATTGATATTTAATACTAAACATACCACCAGAAATATCACTAGTATCAAATTTAAAAACTTTTTCAATTCCTATAACTGAATCTGGAACCTGAATAAAATTTGAATTTTCATAAAAATTGTAATTGACAGTTCCAACACCACTTATATTTGCGGATCCAGTGGTGGTTACTATTCCAACACCATTTGTTGCCTTACCCTTTCCCCTATCAATATCTGCCTGAGTTATTTTATATTTTAAATACATTCTTTCGACACCATCAAAATGCCTTTCATAGAAATATTGAAGGGCATCATCAACCAAATCATCAATTTGATCATCATCAACATTAATTTCCAATACTGGAGCACCTAAACGTCTCAAGCAATAATCAATAAGTTGTTGCCTACTTGCGGGTTTTGCCATCAATATGTTCCTCCATCTATGGTGCTTGACCAGGTAGTAATTCCAACATTATCTGTTGTAAGTATATAGTTAGTATAATTTATTGCATTACTGGTCGAACCAGTAGATACCATAAGACCTGAAGAATTGAAATATGCAACACCTCCATTGTTATATTGTCCATAATAAAAAGCACCCGAAACAGTTGCAACTCCAGTTATATTTGCATTTCTGGCAGTAAATTCATCAAATCGTAAATCATCTTTTATATAAAGATCACCACCAATGTAAACATCACCAGAAAAAGTTGCTAATCCAACAAATGATGATATTCCAGAAACATTTAATTGAGTAACTGATGCAATTCCACCAATTACATTTACAGAAGTATTTGAATTTTGAGCAAAAGCAGCCCCTCCAGATACACTGCTTAAAATTTTAATCGAATTTTGTTGCCCAACCCTTACTCTAATGTCAGACATTATCTAGTAACTCCTTCTCGTACTAGAACACTACCTTCAACAACCCTAGATTTTACTGAATATTGATCAGTGAGTAATATATCGTATAAGTATCTTCCTGGTTTTATTGCTGTTGTTTGTATAGAACTTAAAGAAATGATAATTTTACCAAGTGTTGCTGGTTGTATTGTTGATGTTGTAAAATCAATAGCACTAGAACTTCCTTGATATTTTCTTATCTGTGCAGATATTGTATATCCAGTTAATATCAAGGGGGAATTGTTATCAGCGCCTTCTAAAGTGAAGGTTTGACTGAAATCTGTTCCGGAATTGATTATAATATTGCTGACATATACCGCTGCCATTTATAAATATTCGAATCTACTTTTTATTTATATTACACCCAAGCATCTAATTCAGAAATTGCTTCCTGATGGGCAAAATATAATTTTGCATAAGATTTTGCAATATTCTTTAAAGTTTCTACATCATCACATTGTTCGATTTCTCTTGATATTTTTTCATATTCAAAAAGTTTTGTTACATTACTTAAGTTAATTTTAGATGGATCCATTTTTTTCGAGCAATTGTTTTAATAATTTTTTTATCTCACTCATTTCATCTTTTAATTGATCAATCTCCTTCCTTTGATTTTGCCTATTTTGCAATGAATTTACATATTGATTATATGACAAATTGTCACAATTTACAATAGCACCGGAATTTTCATCCCTATAGAGATTGGGGTGTCCCTGAACAGGTATCATCATCTAATTGCAATTGTCCTCAATTCTTTAATTCTTGGTGGTTGTGCCTGATTAGTTCCGGACATAACAATTTTAATTCTATATCCAGAGAATAAATCTAAATCATATGCCGGGTAATGTGTAAATTGATATTCTAAAAATTCATTATCATTACTTGCAGGAACAAATGCATCTGGTTTTCCACTATTTTTGGATGGATCTATAATATCTGGATATCCATCTTGATTATTATCAATTGTTAGGTTATCGTATCCTGGGAAAAGTTCGAATGATTGGGTAATTTCACTAGAATCTGGTTTTATGAGACTGTATAATACTCTGATATCTGCAGAAGAATGTCTATATGCTGAGAATATAACCTTAAGTGAAGATGCCTGTTGCGACAGTCTAACTTCATTTGAAACATAAACTGCTATGTTGGGATCTTCAGTGTAGGAATTAACTCTATTGTCATTAATATAGTCTGTAATGGGTTGATTTAAAAGATTTGTATAAAATTCGGTAAAAGATGTATCAGAATAAATTATTGGTGATAGATTTTTATTTGTTGTAGATAATGTAATCCCAGTAGTAAATGATTTATTTCTTGGGAGATTTCCAAGGTATGTTGTTTCATTTTCCTTAGAGCAAACAATTCTAACGGAACTTAATTTGTTAATTTTATTTAATTGGATTGGTTCATTTCCTACATCTTGGAATGATGCTTCAGTTCCGTTAATACTAGTGCCACTAATTGTTCTAATGAATGCATTTGCAGAAGTAAATGATCCAGGAGTCAAAATATTATATACTGGTTTTATTGCAGTATATTGGATATTTTCTGTTGCGTAAACACTTGATCCACCAGTAGTCGCATTATTTGCAAATGATAATTGTGGATATCCAGTTAATGAATTATCAGAACTTCTATCAGTCCCTTTCAATGAACTTCTATCAATTTCAATATAATAACCATCAATGCCAATATTAAGATCGCTTATATCGTGAGATGTATTAATTCTTCTCAAAGAAACTCCGTTTAGTTCATACTTATAAACCTGACTATTAATTGGATGATCTATCGAAACTGTTGAATCCTGACCCCTTGTCAACACTCCTGGTGATGCACCAAGTGTTCCACTGCCAACAGAAGTATATTTAATAATTTCATTTTCAATTAAAACATATCCAGGATTAGTTGATGATACTGGTGCTCCCTCAAAGGTTGCAAATGATGATGTGTCACCAATAGCAATACTAACTGATGTGCTAGAGGAAGTTAATGGTGAAACCAAAGAAACAGGTGCAGTGCTAGACTGAACATCTCTAATTGTTAACTTATTATTTGGTGAATACATACCATGATTAAAATGTTCAATCCTTGCATATTTTCCTTCATATTGATTCGTGGGTGAAGATACACTTGTAATACTTGTTGTAAGACTTTGACGACTATTACTATTATCATAATATACTAATGTTGCACCTCCGGTAAAGGATTGTCCTTGTACTCCAGATAAGTAAAGTGTATCCAGTCCAGTAATTGTGGAGATAGTAATTGCCGCATCACGGCCAGTATTTGCTGCTGTTGAAGTAACTATTCCTACAACATCTCCTGGGGAGTATCCATTACCACGATTAACAGCAGTTATACCAGTAATAGATCCATTAGTTGCCGTGATATTGAGAGTGAGTCCAGATCCACTTCCAGTGATTGCATATGTTGACACATTTGATTGTGTTGTATATCCAGATCCACCTGTAGTTATTCCTACAGAAGCAACAGAACTACCTGTACCAACAATATACCCATAATTATATGTTTTAGTGCCCTCACCAACTTTTCTTCCAGTTGTTAGAATACCGATCATGGCAGTATCGGTAGTTGTTGTAATGCCAAGAGTATAATTCCTTGCAAAAGTAGTAACTGGATTATTATTTAATTTTTCAACATAACCGTTACTTTGATCTAAAGTTGGATTGTAGAAAGTTGCCGTCCCTGGATTGGTAGAAAACTCTGCTTTATAAAGTTTGAACTTCAAGTCTTGATAATCATTTGGTGTCCATTCTGAACCATTTTGAGACTTGTAAAGTCTTCCTACAGCAAATTGCTGGGTATATCTAACATTTTCGGCATTTGGTAAAGATGCTGTATTTACGGTTGTTTTGCCCATCTCGGCAACCCAAAGTTCATATTCATTACTTTGTGCTGATATGACAACAATAGAATATTGTGCCCCACCCTCAAGATAAATTGGATAGTCAAAAGTGACTTTTGTTGCAACAGATGCATCAGTTGAAACTTGAATATCTTCTGGTCTAAGTACTTTTGGTGCTCCCAAAACAGTCCTTGAAGGAGCACTGCCATCCATCGTTCTTATCTCAACACTAACTGGATTATTTCCAGAATCTTTATTAGCAAAGAATAAATCGACGGCAGTTAAGAAGCATCCATTATTATCCTCACTTGATCCACTAGCATTAGGTGCTTCTCCAATATTTCCACCAACAGTAAATGATTGTGCAAGTGGGTCAACATAATATTCTATAGTTTGTCTTGTAATATTGAGTTGTTTTACTTCAACAACTCCAGTTGACCTGTAAATATTTTCTGCAGCAGATATTAAATTACTTCCTCTTAATGGAAGTGTATTTGTTGAACTTGAAGTTAGTCTATAAGTTTTTGTTCCAGTTCCAATTCTTACTGTTGGGGCAGGGTTTGTATTTGGATCCTTAAGGAAGAAAGATCCAATTAAATCACCATAATTATCTGAAATAAGTTTGAGATCTTTTACATACGCAACTGCTCCACTTGTTTGACCAACTAATTGCATTCCTTTAGTCAAATATCCAGAATATTTTCCTTGTGCTTCTTCCGATAACGAAAAGGTGTCAATATTTAAAACTTTTGAAGAAGAACTGTAGGATGCTGAAAGATTTTCTGTTCTAATATATGGGTTAATATTATAAGTTTTTGATGGATTGTTGTATGGACCATACTTATGATTTGCAGATGCAACTCTAAACCTAATTAGTGGTGAAATAATTCCGGAATTGCTTGAAACTGTACCCACAACAGTTTCTCCAACTTGGAATGCAGTAGATGCTCCATAAGTTTGGAGTGTTGTATCTGTTGCAATTTCAATTAATTTTGGAATGAAATCTACGGCACTATTTCCATCAAAAAATTGATAAAAACTTGTTAATGGTTTTAGATTATTTGCAGAAAATTGAGTATTTCTGGATCTCATGTATGATTCTTCACCACTTGAGATTAGAATATCTCTTGATGAACTGTTTGTTTGACTGCCAATAACCTCATATCTACCCCGACCACCACGAACAAAAACTCTACTAGTAACTCCTAAATCTGTAATTGTATCAGGAAGTCTAATTGTTCTCACCCAATTATCACTTGATGGTGATAATTGAACTGTTCCTGCATAGTTAATGACATGGAATGGGTTTACATTTTCTACTTGAGTTGCTAGTGCCTGTTCAATCCAACCCACTTCATTATATTTGAGAGTTATTTGATTTCCAATTTTTTGGACATTTGGATCCAAAAGAGTAAAATTCTGACTTAAATCGAGATTTTCATCCGTAGAACTTTGTGAAGCAGCAATTTGTCCCTTTAAACTATTTTTTGAAATAATCGGAGTCAGTTCTTTTGCTTCGGTATCAACTTCGATTGATGAAAAATTAAAATCAATTAATGATTTATCTTTAAAATCATCGACAAAAAATCCAGTCTTAAATCTATTCAAACCTTGAGCATCTTGAACTTGAAGAGTTTGGGTGCTTACTTCTAGTAGTGATAATGAAGTAATTTTTTCCAAATTATCAACTCTATTTTCAATACCACCAATATCTCTCATAGTATATCTTCTATTATCAAAGAGGGAGATTTGCGCCTGCTCTGGATAATATAGGTATGGTGGTAAGGTTATAGTGGCAATATTCATTACATCACTAATTTTTGTAGGTTCCTTAGGATCTATAGAAGAAACTCCCTTATCTACAGTCAAATTGCCAAATTTATCAAGGTAAACTCTATCAATTCTGCCCAAATAATAACTATACCCTACAAGAGAACTTTCGTCGGGAGATAGAATTAATTTGGGATCAGAACCAAAGGAAGTAGTTCTTGATCCAAAATCAAATGGTGAAGATGTTGTGCTAGAAAATACAGATACTCTTGGTCTAAAGTCAAGCGTATCTGTTGCTCTTATTCGATTTGTACCAAGAAGAGGAATATCATCTTGATATCTTTCATTATCATAACTCAATACTGTAAATACATCCCCATTATCCGTAGATAATACTGAATAGTAATCAAATACTACTAATAACCGTTTTGCTGGTTCTTGTCCCGATCTATTTCTAACAATTCTAGAATAGTCATAATATTGTTCCCTTTGACCTTTATCTAGAGTAAAGTTATTTGTAACATCTTTATACTTTCCAGAAACAATAGATTGAATTTCGGTTACAATATTAGATTCTTCAAATGTTGCCGATTCAAATTGAGAAAATCTATTAGTATTTAAATAAACAATTCCCAATACATTCGAAGATGGTTTGGAAACAACCCTTGCGATTGCCTTAGTTGTATTGCCAATAATATTCTCACCAATTATTGCATTTGCCGTCACATTTGCAGTTGGACTGAGACTGATTGTATCCAATGTTGGAGCACTTGTATCTAAAGACTCATAAATTGCAATAACTCTAGAAACATCTGGATAATTTAAACAAATTTCTTCATCTTGAACTCTCAATCCATAAAATTGATTGTATTGTAATCCATCACCAATTGAAGAACTTATTCCACTTCCTGATTGTGGGTATTTTGATAAAGTAATATCAAGAGTTTTACTCCTATTATAAGTTTTTACCTTACTTTGGACGCCATTTTTGATAACTGTTGCATTTACTACGACATCTGATTGACTTGGAGTTAATCCACTAATAGTTACGATATTTGCACTAAGAGAAAACTGGTCTGAAGTTACCGTTGCAATTCCACCATTTGAATAATGAACTGAATATCTTTCTGCGTCAAATGGTTGAAAAAATGCACTTGTAATTCCAGTAACTTGTGAAATATTAAAGGTCATTACACCAGATCCATCAGTAGTCTCACTTGTAAGTTGTTGAGATACTACTAAATTAGAATCATTTAAATTTACTGAAGATATATTTGAATTTGGCAGGGGGGTATATAAATAACCATCCTTATCATTTCTTATTTTTGGAATACCAATAGAAAATGGTGTCCCTTGAAGTTGAGAAGTTGGTAATCCACCATCACAAATTCCTGTAACAGAAGAAATACCTGTCAATGACATTGAGGTCAAAGTTGGTGATATTGATACCACTCTATTATAAGTTTCAGTGCCGAAACCTGGTCTCTGATATCTAACAATAGAATTGGTTGATATGCCAGTAAAATATTTTCCACCTGCGGTAGCAGTACCATCTGCAGCAATTGTAAGAGAATCAGTAGCACTTAATCCACTTGGAATAAATCTATCTAATTGTGTATCCGCAAGAAATGCATATGGGAACCCTGCAGGTGAATCTGATGCCTGGTAAACTGATTTAATATCTTTAGTGTTAAAAACCTTTATGGATGATATTGTTCTTGAATTTGTATCTAATCCATTAATTAATAATTGTTCTCCAACAATAAATGATCCAGAAGTTTGTCTTAAACTAATCGTAGAAGATCCACCACCAGCAGACACTGCATATCCACTTGCTCCACTACTTTTTCCCTTAACAAAGGATGTGGATGGCAATTGTGTGGTAGTTAAACTTTGATTAAGTGTTAATTGAGTATAAGTTTGAATATCATAGAGATACAAATCCCAATTAGTTGCAACACTACTATAAGCAGAATCTGTTAGGTTAAATGTATATACTCTTGCGTCACCAATTTTAAGTCCATTTGGTGAAGTTGTAGAATTTTTTCTTCTATCATAAAGATCAATAGTTCCTTTAATCTTTGGAGCACCTGAAACATTATTTACTCTAATCAAATTACCCATTAAAAATGGAATATTTGCATTTGTGACTGTTTGAGTATCTCTTGGTTTTTCTACATCAACAATCGTAGTTCCAGTTTTTTCAATATCATACCCTCTAACATATGCCTTGCCAGGAGAAAATTTAACGCACATTAAATCATCTGATGGAGTATTTCCTTCGGATGTTTTTTCATTACTAAAAAATATTCCATTATTTCCCAATCCATCATTTAAAGAATTATTCAAAGAAATTGTAAATGGATCTACTACATAGTCTCCAGATTCATCATAAGTTCTTTGTGCAAGATAATCTCTTATTATATTGTAATCTGTTTTTGTTACAATTTTATTAATTGCTCCATCACCAACTCTCAATAATTCAACAAAATCTGTATCATTAGTATCCGTTAAAAGTTTTTTTGTTAAAGATAACGAAATTTTGAATCTATCTGCTCCAGGAGCAGCATAATTTGTAAATCCTTTTGCATTATCATATAAAGATTTTTCATCTTTTGCAGTTATAATTTGCTCATCAATTTTCAATCCTACCCTATATGACGGACTATTTGTATAATAATCTAAAACAATTGTTTGTTTGTTTACTTTTGCAAAATAACCCCTAATAAAATACACACCATCAGCAATAGAAGCTGAGGATCCAGTTGATGTTGCATCACTTGAAATTAAAGTTGCAAAAATTGTTCCAGTATCAATAGTTGTATTTCCATAAACTATTGAACTAGTTGCGGATAAAGATTCTCCGTCATAAAATGCGCTAATATTATTGTTATTATCAGAATCTAGATATTTTACATATATTGTTGGGTATTCTACTTCATCACCATTTGGCAACTGCACAAATTGTACTGTTGCAGTCACACCTGATGACGCACCTACTATTTTTTTACCAATCAATTTATCAATATAGAGTGATAAATCAATCCCATAATTTGTTATATTTAACTTTACTGCATAAAACTGAGAATCATATGTAATACCTCCAGGTATTACCATAGAACCTTCTTTAAAAATATTACTACCAAAAGATTCTACTTGATTTTGTAAAATTGACTGTAAAGTAGTTAATTCTCTAGCTTGGACAGGTCGTCCTGGATTAAAAAGAACTTTATAAAATTCTTTATCAGCATCAAAGTCATCATAGTATGGACTTATATTAAGGTTGGTTTTTTGTGCCATTTTTTAAAATTCCAGGATGATTTTAACGTCTTCTTTTTGTCTAGAGTTTCTTGCAACTAGAGGTCTATTATCAATATAGATAATATCTCCCGATCCTTTATTTATCTCAGGAGTTGCCAGTCCATTATTAAATTGAACTCCTAAACTTATAACTTTATTTCCACTTGAATTTGTCGTAATTCCTGTAAAACCAGTATCAATTGTTCCAGAAAATCCACCAGAAGTTGTAATTGGATTAATCGTAATTGTTGTTGATGTTTGAAAATCTAAAACTTTACTTGCTGTTGAGATGCCAACATAATCCGTTTGATCAATATATGTTGAATTGAAATATGCTGTTCTATCCCTAAAATATTTTAAAATTTTAGTTTCAGTATCATAAGATGCCACATACCCATAAGCATTACCTCCAGTAGTAATTAGTTGAGTTATTTTATCTCCGATAGAAATTGAACCACTAGATGATGCTAATTTAATAGCATATAATGAAGAATATTGATTATCCGTAAAAATTGTATCTGATCCGTAAGAAACTGGATTTTTTACAATCCCAATTTGAGAAAATTTAGTATCAATTGGAAAATCTCTAGTCGAATCATCAAACCTTGCATAAACTAAAATCTTATCCGCACCAAGTTCTTTATATAAATCGTATCCATGACCTTTAGATGGTGGAATAATTGGAATTAATTTTGCCGCAGAATTTGCATTAGAATTGATTGCCCCTAGATCCACCATCCCATAACTATATCCCTTCCCTCCGGAAGAAATTTGAGTATTGGTTATTTTTCCATTAACAACATCGACAACAACCTGAGCACCAGAACCGTCTCCTTGTATATTCAAAACCTGACCAATTCCGGAATTGTATCCAGATCCTTGTGATTCAATATAAACATTTTTAATTTGATTATCATTTGCAGTTGAATCACCGTTTTCCCTTACTGCAGTGATTTGAGCATCTGTAGAGGACTCCCAATTATTTGGAATTGTAATATATTCAATTGAATCAAATTTTATAATATCACTTGGAGGAACAGTAAATAAGTATTTCCACAAATACCCATCACCACTTTCTCCTGCTTTTGATGGTTCAAGATCTGTAAATGTAGGTTCATCTTGAGAAGCATTTCCTGTTGGATTGATTCCTGAAGAACCATTATAGATACAGATATAAACTCTGTAATCGGAATTCATCACATAATAATTTGCATCATACAATCTTGAAGATTTTGTAATTGGTGATTGCTTAATAATACTATAATCATGACGATACATTTCATATTTTGTTCCCGTTGACCAATCAATTCTCCTTACAAGTCTCCTAGTATTTAAACTTGTAATTTTTTTACCAAACATCATGGTATCATTATATTCATTTTCATAATCAAAATTGTCAATAGGATTTGGTGTATTATTATTCCAATCACTAGTTCTTCCAAACCCAACTGCCGATGGATTGGGCAATCCTAAAAATACATAATAAGAGTTAGAAGTATTATCTACCGAACTTATAAAATTGTTGGCATTAAATATTCTAAATTGATCTGTAACAATTGCAGCCATATTAATATGCTTTTTTTTCTATTTATATTCTATCCAAGATCTTTTTTCAGAGCACCAGTATCTCTTAGACCATATCCTCTTCTTTGAATGGTTGGAAATGTTGTTAGTCCAACATCTACAGTACGTCCAGTAACCGCAATTGAAATTGGGTAGGATGATCTAGTAAATCCTGACATCTTGCCCCAGGAGAACTTACCAACAATATTTGTTCCCGTTGTTGCAATACCAATTACAGATGTTGTAGATCGTACATTACATGTAATTAAAGCATTTGTAGATCCAATAGAGGTGAAAGAATGGATTTTGTAAATATTATCTAAAAATGTAGTCCCAACACCGACAACTGCAGTATTACTAGAATCAATTGAAGTTACTCCTCGACCCACAATCGTATCATAGATGAAGATTGGATATCCAGTAGATAATCCTGAAGGAAAAGTATTTGGTGATTTTACATTTAAATTAAATACAATTGCCAAAGGATTTCCTGAAGTTCCTGCTGTAGTTGAAATTCCAGTTATAATGCCGGAGAACCCTTCAACACTTGTAATTGTAGTAATTTTTTCATATGTTGGATCTGGTGTTGCAGTAATAACTTGTGGTTCCATTCCAATACTGTAACCCAAACCAGGATTTGTAATTGCAATTGGTGTTGAAAGTGTTCCATTAACTACTGAAACAGTGGCTGTAGCAGTTTTTCCTATACCAATACCAACTCCCATCGGCAATAATGTAGAAATACCAACTGTTAGTGGAGATGAAATTTTTACAGTAATTGTTGAACCACTATAACCACTTCCAGAACTATTAATAGTTAATGCACTAATTGTTCCTGCAGCAGATACTGTTGCGGTAATTGCTGCAGAAACTGGATCTTGACCAGTAACAATCAAAGCATCAACACTATTGATAATAGTAGCAGATTCATTTTCCTCATAATTAAAAAATTGCGAATCATCAACAAAAATTTCTATGCCATTTGATGAAAAATCTCCAATTATCTTGGCAGTTGGATAAACTTCAGATTCAATAGAATCTCTCGTTTTATAAACAAGTTCCCCATTAATTTTTTGATCTACTTTTTGCTTTGTCCAACCCAATGGTCTATAATGATCAATTAAATTATCAATTCCTTGTCCAGAATAATTATTAGTTTCAATTTTATCCGAACTACTTAAATTGAAAATTGTCCTTGAATTTTGATTAATTGTACTTGGGATACTATTATTTTTTTGTAATTGGACAATATCTCCAGGTTTAAGAGTTTCATACACATTAACTAAAGAACTATCAACATTTCTAGTTCCCCTATAAAAGAATATTGCAATACTATCCTCTATCTTTGGTGGGTTGGTAAATGTAAATGATGACCCACCTTCAAATGTATACGAAATTCCTGGTTCTTGTAGAACACCATTAATAAAAATTAAAATGACAGAATTTAAATCTATCTGTGATGAATCCGGATCATTCAAGTCAATCTCAAAACTCAATAATGAAGAATTATAATATAATGGGAACCTAGTCCTTATTCCATCTTGTAAGTTTTCTACAGAATCAATGTAATCCAATTCCCCAAATTGCCATGCTGCAAATGAATCAGTAAATGTGTCTAGAACCGTCAATTGAAACTGTGAAACTGGAGATGGAATGCCCTTTGCAGTAACTAATCCTACTGGAGTGATAACATCTCCAATATTATATCCATAACCAGATCTTTGTATCTTAAATGAACTTACTTCAAAGAGAGTGGATCCGATTCCGGTTGTCGAACTTGCACCAACTTCAATATTAACCAATAAACCAGTTCCTGTTCTGGTGGTAGTCCCTATTCCAATTCTTGATACTCCAGTAACCGGAAGATTTTCATATTTTGGAGAAGGAATTTTAATAGTTGGATTTAAATATCCACTACCACCACCAACAATATTAAAAGATAACGTTCCACCAACACCAACAGTTGCAGTAATTGTTGCTGCAACTCCGGTATGATTTGGATCAGTAACGCCAATAGAAACTGTTCCATAATATCCAGACCCAAAATTGCCAGTGGTCCCAAAACCAACTATAGTTCCAGATACGTTCAGTATAGCAGTTACAGATGCACCAACAAGGGGTGCATACCCCAACCCACCAGTAGATCCAAGGGATACGATTAAACCACCCCTAGGAATCTGATTTTGATTTACGTCATCTACTGAAGTTATTATAATTGAATTTGATGATATCCCACTAAATATCACACTACTTACTCCAACACTAGAATTTTCTACAATACTAAAATTATTTCCAACATTATTTTGTGTACTTGGAGTTTGGAAAATACTGTTTATAAAAAGAATACCATTTCCCCCAGTACTGCCCAACCCAACAGTATTGATACCATTAACAGTTAACGTATAGGTTTGTCCAATTCCGGTAAATTTTGTAGAAATATCATCATAAATTTTATTGGTTGTATAATCTTTTCTTAGAAAAACTCTCCCATTAAATGATGATCTTTGATAATTTAAGTTACTACTGTCTTTAAAATTTCTTAAATTTCCTGTAGGTGGTTCTGAAAAATAAATTTTATTCCCCTCAATATTGTATGATCCTCGATAAACTTTAATTGATGTTAAATCATAATGTGAAGTTGCTGAAGATCCAACGTATCCTCTATTAACCTGAACTAATGTTGTAGATCCTGCCTGGGTAATAGGACCAACACTGGTTGTACCTATACCAATATTAACAACTTTCATATATTCATCGTCAATACGAAGAATATCTGATGGTCTAATTGATGTTATCCCACTTAAAGCAAAAATACTTGAAGATGCTCCAATTTGACCACCATTTCCAGTTAGGTTATAATTTATAGTTGTATATGATATTGGGTATTGTGCAACATTATCTATAGTAATAATAGATTTTTCATTTTTCTTAGTCATGATTAATTCATGAGCATTTCCAAGACCATAAGATGTAAATGTTACATAAATTCCTGCAGAAGCATAATTTGGTCTAGTAGATAATCTAAAAGTATCATTTGTTATTTTAATTGCATATACCTTTTCTGGTAAAATATTGGTGACAACGCCAACAAAATTTGCTGTAGATCCAATTCCAACTGCAGTTTCACCAATACCAATAAAAGTTGATTTGGGTTTATATGTTAATTCTTCATTTGTATTAAAGAAATGATTTTTAATTGTAAAAATTCCTGTTACTGGATCCAATACAGAAGAATTTGTTGGATCAAATGTTTTTTTGAAAATTGGATCACCATTATGATATAGATCAAAATCTAGTGCTTTGCCCCTAGATCCATTAATTCCATTGAACTGGAAAGTATTTAATGATTCCGAAATTGTCCCATATGTAAGAATTTCTGGGATATTGGCATAATCAGTGTCAGCATAAAATGCTTCAGTATATGAACTAAGGTCAACAACTCCAGTTATTGGAGAATCTGGATAAAATTTAAGAACTAAGTTTGATCCAGAATATTCTCCACCAAAAGTTCCGATTCCATTTGTGCTGCCAATTGATAAAAATGGATATTGTTTCGTGTAAATATTAGTCCTATCATTAAGTAAAATTACTTGATGTAATGTACTTGTATTTCCAATACTAACTTTAACTATCGATTTGATAGTTGAAAAATCCGTCTTTGATAAAGTCACTACTGTGGATATTCCAGATTTTTTAGAATAATCGGATTTATAAATTGCCGTTCTCTCCGACCCATCATTTTGCCCATAAGATTTATATCTATATGTACTTATACCTAAAGAGGTACTTCCAAAACCAACGATCCTAGATCTAACACTAATAGTATCTGAAGTATCATTTGTATAATTTAAAGATAATAATCCACCAACAGAAAGTGAAGAACTAAAGGATCCTTCCAAATCAAATGAAGCATTTCCAGATGTTCCGTCAGAATCAAAATAATATTCAGATATGTAAGTGTCTGTTCCATCATGGTTTAAATAAATTTCAACATAATTTGATTGATTTGTAGTATTATTTCTTAAATGAATGTTACAGTGCAGTGAATTGTAACTAGTAGAAGCAACTGATACAATTGATGTTGTTATTCCAGATAATACTATACTATTAGTTGATATTAAATCAATCAACCCAAGATTATAAGTACCTATTCCAGATAGATCGGTAACAAATTTATTAGTAAGAATTTTAATATCATAATCTTTATTATATGGATCTACTGGGTCAAATCTTAAAAATCTATTATTGTATTCATCAACATATCCTTTTACTTCGGCAATTCTTTCTTGAGATTGTGGATACGTGCCTATTCCCAAATTACTGACATATCCCTTTTGTAGAGTGTAAAGTTCACTTTGATTATTTAAAATAATTATCTCATCTATTTGATATTGAGATTTCTCAATATCAGTAATATGCACAAAATATCTAGTATACCTATCATTTGATTCAATATTGATTAAATTATTTTGATCAGTATTAGTCAATAATAAACTAGAAAATTTTGAACTAATGTCATCTATTGATAGAACTCTATTTGATTTGCATTGGATATAACTTGAAAGTTTTTTATTTTTTAATTTAATAAATTTAGAATTAGTTTCACTTGAATCAACATCAATTGCTGAATCAAAATAGTTAATGGTATCAACTCTATTATTGTCGATAAAGTTTAATATCTGAATTGATCCATCTATTGAAGTCCTTATTCCAGAATTTGTTGCACTTGTTATTCCAGTATCCGCAAAATTCTTCAGTCCGCTAGTATGAAGAAGTCTATTAACAGGAGATGAAAGTTTATCATATTCAATAGGACTCTTTACGGTATAAGAAAGATTTTGGTAATAATCGTTATCAGCAACTACTTGGTAGTCTTCATCAAGTTTTCCAATATCATTATTCCACCCAATATCTTTCTTTAAAGAATAATCAGTATCAAATCTAGCATCATTTAATTGTATTTTATTAATTTTTGCCACTGCTCCGGACTGATTACCTTTTATAATTTCTCCAACTGACAAATCATAAGATCCAAATACTTTAATTGTTGATTTATTATAACTTGATATGATTAAATCTCTAGTAATAAATTTATTTGCAATATTTGAAGAAATTTTTTCACCGACACTAAAATCTGAAAATGATTTTGTGATATTAAATTGTGGATAATCTGCATATGCAATAACTGATGCTAAAGAATCTTGACTAGTTTTAGCTATTCCTGCATTTGTTGTTAATCCTACAATGCTATACTCTAATTTTGCTGGATTTGTATTTTGAAAATTTGTTATTGTAAAAAAGTTATATCCATAATTTTCAGAATTATAACCAGATCCAGAATTATAATTTCGTATTCCTTCCACATAAATTTTATCCCCAACAGAAAACGGTGGACTGGTGAATCCAAGAACGGGTGTGGTTAAATAGCAAGTTACAATTCCAACTCCGGAAGTTTCTATTGTATTAATTGCGGTTCCATTAGAATTACTAGTTGATATTATTTGAGCATCATTTGCTGAAATTCCTGTAGGTGGTTGCACAATCTTAACTGAACCAATACTAGTTCCACTTAAAACTGCTTCTAATAATCCAGTATCGATAATATTTCTTGTGGTGGAATCAATAGTAATTAAATTTGGAGGATAATTGTATCCATCACCACCGTTTACTACTTCAACATTTGAAATATTATATGAAGATTCAATTGTAATAAGTGGTGAAATATATGCAGTAGGTCTTAAAGTTCTATCTGAAGCATATTCAAATCCTTGATTTAAAATTCTAACTTCTTTTATTTTGCCAATTTCGTCGGATTTTGCAGTAATATATGCACCAGTTCCTTCGGAAGATATAACTTCGACAAATGTTGGTAGTTTTTTATAATTATTTCCACCAGATAATGTTTTAATTTTATAAATTCCACCTTTTGCAGTTAAAGAAGTTGTTGAATATTCTAATTTATCGCAGTCAGATTGAGTATATGTCAATTTTTCTGGATTTTGTTTTAGTGAAATACTAAAAGTAGTCGATCCTACTCCAGATACTGAGTAATTTGCATTATAATTACTATCCACAAAAGTTATTTGTGAGAAATTTGAGACATCTTTGTCCGATGTGCTGATATAACCAGATTTTTCTAAAGTGTAAAATAAAGTTTGTGGTAATTCTGCGGAATAATTTAGGGTGAATGCTGCATCTACCGAAATTCCAATAGTTCCAGTATTAGATGATGAGAATGTAGTTGTAGATCCTGTAGAAACAAACTCATTATTAAAATCTTTATCATAAAATAATTTAAATTTATATCCAGAAAGTGAAGAATCTGACAAATTGAATACTAAATTATTATTTCTTACAGACTTTAATTCTGGATTGATTCTCGTAATGTTTTGGGCATTTCCGCCACTTGATGCAATACTTACTATTGTTGGTGGATTTTGTATGCAATCAATATAGGTTTTTGAAAGTTTGATATTGTTATCATCAATTTTATAAACATAATAAGATCCAGTTGATAATCCAGATGCGATTGAATTTGCCGAATATACAACTTTATCTCCAGTACTTAATTTGTGCGAATTAATTCTAATTGTGTTGGTTGCTGTATTAATACCTGTAGAGTTAAATCCAATTGGATTAATTAGGATATTTCCAGTAATTGTGTCCCTCTTGACATATACTGAAATTGAAGTTCCAATACCAACTGATAGACTTGGTTGAATATTCAGACTAATAATATCTCCATTTGATAATCCAAGAGATCTTGAAGTGGATACTGAAACAACGGAATTAATTTTTTCTACTTTGGCAATTATTTGATTGAAATTACTTTCAATTGAATATTCATAACTATTTGAATTTGCTCCGTTACTAACAAAAAATACCTCTGAAGAAGATAATGTAGTTTTAATACCTATTGTATCTCTAGACTTAGTAGTTACATAGACTACTTGACTATTTCCAGATTCTGGAAGATAAAATGAGGATCCAGAAAATGAAGTTGAAATTGATATTGATGAATATGATGAATTTGGTTTTCTGAAAATTACTTGTTGATTATTAGTGAATGGGTGATTCTCAATATAGATTGATTGTGTTGGAACAGATCTAGTATAGGTAGCAACTCCAACTGTTGATATCCCTAAAGCAAATACTGTAGTAGTGCTTACACCAACACTTTTACCCAATCCAACAGATTCTGATGGTTTGAAAAATACTTTATTGTTTATTTTTGATTCAAAATAATTAGTGTTCTCATTAATAGTAAATGAATCTGGAACAAATCCTAAATTTGTTGAAGAACTATGTGCTGCTCCAATATTTCTCCTAACTCTAATAATTTTTTCGTAAGGGAATATATTAAGTAAAGATACAATTTCAGATTCAATACTTATACTACTTCCAATAGAAATATTGTCTGGAATTTGACTTACATAAATGTCAGTAACTATACCTGCAACTGAATTTAATGGAACATCTTGACTTATTGTAGTATAATAAGATGTTATACCAATTGATTTAAATTTATTTATTTGACTCAATGATGAAGTCAATCCAGAAATAACAACATTATCCCCATCTAATAAATTGTGATATGGTAAAATTGTTACTTTTATATTATTTTGATTTGCCCAAGTAAATATACAATTTTCATATGAACCTATTTGGGTATCAATCGAAACTATATCATTTCCAGTTAAACTTGAAACAACAGCATTTAATCCACCACCCCCTGTTCCAGTACTATCAAATTGGACGATATCATTAATTTTGTAATTTGATCCACTAGTAACGATGTCAAAATTATTAATTGAAGATTTAGATACAGATTCAACAATCGACAATTGATTTACCAACTCATTTGATTCAATAATAAAATCATTACCAGCATACTCATCATTAATTTTGTATGGTAAGGTATTTCTAATTAAATTTGAACTATTAAAATCAAATGACTGGTTAATATTTAAATTATCATCAATATAATTTGATCGATAAGTGTTTCCGATAAAATATGGGAAAGATGAAATACCAACACTAGAATTATCTATTGAAGCAAAATATGCATAAGTTCCATTTATAAATTCTGGTGTTTTGCAATATCTACCATTACTTTCATCAAGATCTCCAGAGTTTGTATATAGATAATCCTCAACAAAAAATCCTTGTACAAATCCAGTTGGTCTATTTGTAATATTTGAAGTATTTAATTCATATCCTGTTTTTAAAGTTTTAATATCAGAGAATTCATTTTTTGCGTCCGAATACCCATAAGGACCATAAATTGGGTTTCCATCATACGCCCAACCAATTAGTGGAGAGTGGTTATTTGGATTTGTATCATTAAAATGAGTTCTAATAAAATCACCATATCCAGAGATAGTATATTGTAATTCATCTTGAGATTCTATAACAACCTCATTCCCATATTTAAAGTTTGTATTAACAGTTAATGACCTGACATTGAGATCAAAAATAGCATTTTTTCCTGCAGCAATAACTGAAATTGAAGTTGTGGATTGTGAGTATCCTGCGCCGGGATTTATTACAATAATCTTTTTAATTTTTCCATTGACAATAATCGGCCTTAAAGTTGCTCCAGTACCATCCCCGTTAACGATTAAATCTGGGATTGAGTAATATTCAGATCCACCATATTGAACAAATACATCTTGAATGTATCCATCAACAACAATTGGATTTAATTGTGCATTTTTGCCATTCTTTATAGTAATATTTGGTTTTCTATGTAGATTTAAAATAGTTGATCCATAATCATTACCTCCTTCATACAAGTATGCATCAATAATTTCTCCTCTAATAATTGGGGTTGCCGTAATAATTCCAACAGTTTGTGATACCGTTCCAACACCAATTGCAGTATAGTTTACAACTAGAGAAATTTTTGGATATGCAAAATATTGGTATCCAGATCCTGTTGATTCAAATTTTACATAATCTTGTCTATTGTAATATGAAGATACTGTTCCAGCATATCCTGCATTACACAATCTGAATGAATCTTCATTTAATTTTAAAACATAATATTGATAAGAGGTTGAAAGACCAGAAATTTGTGTAGTTTCATAATCATATGTAATCAAATCTCCATTATTAAATCCGTGATTAGTAAAATTAACACTATAATTTTTGGTTGATATTCCAATTGGATTTACGATTAATTTTCTATTTTCGTATCCACTTCCACGATTAATTATTTTTATTTCTTTTAATGTATTTTTATTATACTCTGTTTTAAATTTATGAATTCCTCCAGTATTTACTGTTGTGAATCCAATAGTATTGATTCCTGAATTAAAATCTAAACTGCTTTGATATAATTGGATTGTATTATTATTGATTACTTTGCAGTAATATGATGAACCAGTTAATAAGATAGTTCCTGTATAACTATTTGATGAATTTGTTGCTATTCCAATTCCAAGATTTTCATTTGAGTCATAGATTAAAGTATCTCCACTGTTTAAATTATGATTTGATGAAAATGTAATAGTTTCGTTAGTGATATCAACACCACCAGAATTGGTTGATTGTCTTGCATCGAAGGAAATTTCCCTAATTCTTTTAGTGACAATAGGTTCAAAAGATGCTCCCTTTCCATTACCACCTGTAAGTGCAATTGATACTACAGAATTTAAATCAAAATCTTGAGGATCTACAAAAATATTCTCAACAGATCCCCTAATTACTGGTTGTATAGAAGCATTTTCTCCAATATTACTTGTAATTTCCAATTGTGGTAAGTTGATTACATCATAACCGTATCCACCATTTAAAACATTTACAGATTCCAGAGGTCCGTAATAAATTTTATCATTAGATTTATAATTAGTTATTTCCACACCATTTATCAACATACCGGTTGATCCTGGTTGAGTTAATTCACTGGTTCCATTTTTAATATTTAAATTTATGGGGAATTTTTTGAGTAATTTTTTTGGAGAAATATATTGGTTTTTTTGACTACTTAAAACAAAATATTGTGATCCAGTGCCAGCACCTAAGGTTTCAAATTCTGCATAATTTTCAGATCCAACAAAAGATTTTGAAGTATATAATTTAATTTGATTTGCGGCAATAACTTGAACATAATATAAACCTTCGTTTAATCCCGGAATTGGTGTAGATTCGGCAGTATAATTAATCTCATCTCCACTAATAAATGGGACATTCGATGCGAATGAAATTGTAGAATATTTTTGAGTTTCTGTATTAAAACCCTGAATTGCTGCACCGCTTGCTTCTGGTATTGATATTTCAAATAAATTTTTTGTGATCGTATATGATGGTAATGAGTTTGATGCCACATACATATACTCATTATTTTCTGTATAAACATTTTGAACATCAGAAACTAAAGTGCTATTACCAAATTGTAACTGTGCTCCAGAACTTGACGCTTTAAATAATTTTCTCCTAACATCATACTTTAAGTTTGGATTATAAACAAATCCAGATAACCCACCCAAATTAATTTGATTTGTTGAATTATTAATATTACTAATGTATGGACTTGCAGCAACTACAGTTTCAGAATCTCGGATTAGAACTTCAACATTATCACCAATCTTTAAACTTGATTTATCAACTGTACTCAATAGTTGAAAGGAGGATCCAGAAATGGAATCTACTTCATATCTGGAGCTTGTATTGTATATCCAACTATTTGCAAAAATTTCTTTATGTGATTTATCTACGGTTGGATTGTTAATAATTTCTCCAAGATTTTTTACATAAATTTTTTCACCTTCATCAGTAGTGAAAGTTTCTGATAATGGTACAAAGGATGATAATACTCCAGTAAATCTTAATTGAACTTCTTTTGATAAATTGCCATCTTCATACCCATAAACAATTTCATCTGTTCGGATTGAGTCCGTGGCAGAAATTGGATTAACAATTCCAGAACAACCAAAAAATTGGTTAATACTTTTACTTGAGTATGTAATAGTATTATCACCACAAATTATCTTTCCATCTGATGGGAATCCAATTGTTGAGTCTACTGTGATAATAGAAGATCCAATAGGTGCATTTTCAACTACTATACTTTTCCCTTGTACAGTAAAGGTTCCCTGAATATCTGTGGATTCATTATATCCGATAAAAAGTGAAATTTGATAATATGTTTTACCCTTTCTTGTAGTTGCTTCAACACTAGAAATTGAAGCGTATGTATTTGGGTCAGAAGATTTTCTGATAGATTGTCCAATCAATTTAGTTGGATTTCCAGAAATTGCCTCTGCCATAACAATTTCTCTCCTCACATATTCTGCTGAGGATGGTTTAATGAGAAAATTTTCTAAATTTACAACTTTTGGAGTTACTCCATAAAGAACATTAAAGAGAATTCTAAAAGATTCATCAGTACCTTTTGCCTGATAAAATGATCTTGCCTCTTTTATAAAATTTCCTACATTTAAATCTGGAATAAAATCAACATCCTCTAATCCAGGAGTTAAAGAATATTTCAGTTTTTTGTAAAATTCTTTTAAAAATAAAGAACTGAGATTTTGTATAGGTTTTCCTAGACCGTGAGATGCTGCTCTGGATGTAGAAAATCCTAATTCTTGTGGATCTGAAATTGTATGATATGTAGTAATGCCACTAAATCCACGAATACATCCAGTAAAAGTATTTGTTGTTATGCCAGTATATGTAATTATCTCATCATCAATTTTAAATAAACCATATTTTTGTGGAAACCCTTTTGTACTTGATACTGTAATGATTCCAGCATTAGAATCAATATTAGTGCCAAGGGAAACATTACCTACAATAACTTCTGGAGTAAGATTATCAAGTTTTAAATATTGATCCAAATTCTCGGCAACATCTACAGGTCCGCCTTGATATTCTTGAGAGATGTAATATTGCTTTAAAAACTCTGCAGTCTTTGGACTCTCATCTAATATAAATTCAGGAAGTTGATTTTCAATTATCTGTTGAACTTTAACTCTAGTTTCAAAACCAGTCTGTATCATATTAAGACCTCTTTAGTTCCCCGTTTGAATAGCTTGAAGTATAATAATCTCTAGAAAATACAACTCCAGATACATCATCACCAGATGAAATAACATCTCTTACCATATTTATTGAACTTTTTGAAAGGTCAAATGTCAAATAAAGATCTTTTAGTCCAACAATATCATTTGATTCTGGATATGCTTGAATTTCAATAATTGAATCCGGAAGAGATGTTGAAATAATATTAATTGTCCCTAATTTAATTTCCCCCTTCGTGTAGTCTATGGTTCCGGCAGATTTGACAACAACTCTATTTGTACCATCGGAAAGTGATTTGACTACGGAAAGAACTCCCATCCCACTACCATCTAAATTTCCAGAAGAAGTTTTATTTGGTACATCAGTTAGATAAACTATATCTGGATCGGTTGAAATTTTAAATCCAGTAGATTTGATATTGAATCCTATAGAATTAATATGAAACTTGTTGCCAAAACATAATTCATATTGGGCAAATTGATTCGTAAGTATTTTTAAATCTCTTCTTATGCGAACTTTTGTAATGTTCGATGTGATTGAAACATCCGTATTATCAATCACTTGTAATACTTTACTATACTTAAATCTTCCACCAAATTTGTTCATGTCTACAGAACTAGCATAATTTGATAGAGAACTTTCTATCTTTGCTTTTAAAGAATTTGATGTCGATGTTTGTGATGAATTATAGTAAATTGAAGAATCAATCTCAACATAAAGAATTTTAAGATCTATAATTTTTTGGTTAATTCCCGAAAGACTATATTGCTTTAGTTTTGAAAGAATTAAAGACTTATTGAAATCAGATACATATGTGCCATTTTTTGGTTTAATACTGATTGTGACCGTACCAAACTCTGGAGGATCTAATTCCTCTCCACCAACGACGGCAACAGATTCTGTATCTGGATAGATTTTTTTAATAATGGACTCATAATCTCTTGCTGTTACTGCTCTATATTGAGATTCATAAACTCTTGGTGCAAAATATTTGACGGAATCAATAGATTCTATATCTGAACCATTCTGTGACTTTTGATTTGTATTAATTGTAACTGTATTTGATGGAATAATAATAGCATCCGAAGAATCTCTTAGACTTCCACTAAAAGAAAATCTAGATGCTCCATTACCATCTTTACCATCAGTTACAATATAAGTAACCGTAATTACTGCACCATTATCAAGTTTTTTTCCAAAATACCCATCACCAAATAAAAGTTCATATTTTTCATCTTGAACTTCTTGAAGTAAATAAATTTCAGAATTTAAGTCTATATTTAAAATATTATCCACAAGAGAGTATTCTCTACCCAAACCAGTATCGGCACTTCCCTTTACATACACAACAATTGTTGAAGTATCAATATAAGAATTGTCCAAGAGAAATCTTTGATCAAGGGAACCATCTACAACAAATTGTTTTGTAAGGAACGTTCCTTGATATGCATTAATATTATTAAAACTGGCAGTACCATTAACAACTTTTGTGGAGATGTTTTCCGGAATAGAGAATGTATACGATGTATTATCAGAGGTTCCTACACACACCAGACCTGCTTGAAGGGTCATTGTCTGACTACTACTACCAGTAGGAACATTAAAAGATATCTGTGCCTTTGCTGCCGTTCTGGAACGGGGTACATATCCAATATTTCTTGCCAGAGAAACTACATTTTCTCTGAGAGTTGCGGAATCCAAGAAGGATTCGTTGACAACCATATTGGAGTTAAATGCTGTGATATATGTATTATATGCTAGCGTATCGATTAAGACAGAAAAATTTGATCCCTCAAAGTCAAAATCCGTGAATGTAGAGTTAGCACGGAGATAATCTTTGATGGAAGTTTTAATCTGGTCAAAGTCTAAATTGGTAAATTTTGTAAAAGGCATTTTATCTTGTTGCCTCTAATAAGAACGTAAATTGTTGCGTTGGAAATTCTTGTCCAATAATATCAAAAATAACAGTAACTTCAAATTCATTCGTATCGGGAGATGGCAATACTTCAACTTTTACATTATCAACTCTTGGTTCATAGTTACTAATTGCAACTTCAATCTGACTTTGAACTACTGATGCAGTACCAAAATCAACAAAATCAAAAAGACTTGAACGTACATTTGATCCAATTGTTGAATTAAAAAACCTTTCGGTAGGAATCGTTTCAACTAAATTGCGAATTGCTCTTATAATTGCACGTTCATTCTTCAATATTTGTAAGTCCTTTGTCACGGGATGTGGTTCAAAGGATAAACTGATATCTTTAAATGCTCTGGATATCCTTTGAATTGCCATCTAATAAAGTTTTTTATTTATTTATATCTACTTCCACGAAGAACCATAGTTTGGTTCTGTTCCATAATCCCAATCATTATAGTCATCATCATTACGAATTTTTTCATGCAATTCAGTTTGTTTTTTGAGATTATGTTTTGGTGCATAATCGTGCATGACTTCTTGAATTACTCTTTGTGAAGGAGTTGCATTATAATCAGTGATCAATTGACTGGTTCCCCACATTTCTTTCATATAATTTGAATCTCTATCTACTGGTAAGTTAGACATTTTTTAGCTCCTGTTTTAGTGAATAAAACAGAACTTTTATGAAGGAGGTTGCTATCTCCTATTTGTATTTAACGATTTACTTCACGCAATGAATAATTATCAGAATTCAGATATTTTAATAATTCTATTGCAATTATTTTTGGATTTCCTTCACCACATGTATAAACATCTATTGCCAAACAACCTTCTTCTGGCCAGGTGTGACATGATACATGACTCTCTGAGAGTGCTATGACTATCGTACATCCTTGAGGTATGAAGCAGTGCTGGAAGACGTTTAGAATGGTCATTCCGGCACGTTTAATTCCATTAACCATTACCTTCTCAAGGGCAATTGCATCATTAATGAGATCGTATTTGACATTATACACCTCTAATAATAGGTGCTTGCCCATTGAAAATCTTTCCAAGACATAAAAAATTAATTAGTCACTTATTTATTTCAAAATTCTGAAACGTTCATACGGGAAAGTGTATAATTTTTTTGAATACGAATATCCTTATTTCTAAAAGTCCAGCACTCTCCAGTATTATCCAGAAAAACAACCCATTCAAGGTCGTGTTCTTGAGACCGATCAATCATAAAAAAAGCCCACCCATTACCTTTTGGAGTAATGACTGGGATTGTGGGATTTAGTTGGATCATTATCTACCTTGTCCTCTGTACCTTTTACGAGCTGAGTTACGAGAACTCGCAGCATACTTGGTATGAGCACCGGTTCCTTGCCGGGACTTCTTAGGTTTTGCTTCAATAATGTTGCCGGATAGTGTGGGACGTTTAGCCATTTTCAATTACCTCAGTTTCAATTTCATTTGGATCTGGAGAACCTGTCTGATAGAAATCAATTGCCAGGTCCTCCATAGTATTGAAGTATTCTTCCTCTGTAAGATTTGTGTAAATTTTACGTCCCTTACAGAGTACGTTATACTTTATGGCCATCAGATCACTCGTGTCTTCTCGTGACCAACTCTAATGCGAGGGTCGCACCAAATTTGAAAACCTGCTGCGATTGCATCGAGACAGAATGATACATCTTCTCCACACATATCCTGAACATCACCAGAATCAAAGACTTGCATCTTTGGTGCAAACCAAGGATACTTAATACCATCATTCTCAAATACACCGTGCTTAATTAGTACCCAACCAAATCCAGTATAATCAACGGTGAATGGTTTACGACGTTTTGAAATCGATTCAATCGTTTCATGATTCATAACTCCACCATTATTGCGGAAGTCATCTTCCTCTAACCAGTGTGCTACAGAAGTGGTATGTCCATCTTCGGTACAATACCAACCGGCAGCAATATCTTGATCCATAAGAACCAATTGCCAAAACTGTTGAGTATTGAAAATAATATCCGAGTCAATCCAAAGTTGCCAATCATATTGCAGTTTACCGTCCCAAGGAATTTGATCGGGCCCCCTCAATACATTTGCACCTAAACATTTGCATCTTGCAAAATTTACCATGGACGAATAGTCTTGTGAGATTTGAATGCTTGCCCCTGCCTGTACAAGATCAAAACAGAGTTGTACAAAGTTTTTTAGGTATGCATATGAAACTCCCCTTCCAGGAAGACAAAAGACAATGGACTTTCCACGTACCATTTCTTTTGCTTTGTCATAATCCCATTCTGGTTCAGTATTTGAGGCTACTGGTGCCTTTGCCTTTACTGTAAATCCTTTAGCCATAATTTCAAGTGATTACTTAAGTATCATACATCATTATCTATGCTCTGTCAATCCTCTTCCTTTTCGGTTAATACTAAGTCTGTTCCCTCTAAAGAAAAGTTTATCTCACTATCTTCATACCACGAAAGTTCATTCACAATCCATTCAGGTATTACAACATAATAATCACCACTTATTGGATCGACTTGTAGCACCTCAAAATTTTTGCCGGAATTTTTTTTCATTTCAAGTATTATAATTTACCTTTTTCAGAATTATATAGTCTCGGGGAATTTTTGAGGGGATCGATATTTATAGGTCGATTTGGGTCAGTTGTAGGTTAGGGTAGTGATGGGTTTTTATACGGGGGGCACCGGGGGACGGCAACCACGGGGGGGGCACTGCTGATTCACGAACGAATGAGTGCCAGTCACGAACGCATGAGAATGCCCCCCACCCCCCCCCACCCCGAAGGGCAGGGGGCAGGGAGTGCATCAGGCAGGGAACGAACGACGACCTGCTTCGGGGTTGCACTGGTAACGATGACCAGGACCAGACCATCCCTGCCAGGGGGTGTGCATGTCTGCCAACTCAGCAGCAGGCAACCCATCATCCTGCCATCCACGGGTATGGGAGTTTGCCTGATGCCCCTGCTTCACTTCCCATTCTGTGCCATTGAACTTAGGCAGGTTGCTGACCTTGGTTCCCACCCATACGGTCTGACGGGTTGCGAGGTCGGATGCCTGACTGTAGATTGCCATGAGTTCGGGGGTCGTTTGGTTCTGGTTAATTGTAGCACGGAACGGGGGGCAAACCCCTAGAGGTCTGCCATCATCTCAACCATCTCTGCCTCA